AACGAATACACTGTAAAGTGGTGGAAAGATAAGGCAATCAAACGATACGAAAAATTGTTTGAAGATGGAAGAATTAAACCGGAAGTTCTATTTTATGTAAATGCAATAGGAATGACTTGGGAACAAATGAAGGATAATTATTTAAAAGAAGTGGGAAGATAATATGAAATTTTGGGAAACATCATTAGATTTTAGTAAAGCACGGAAAGTGTTAGTAATACCAAATATTACTAATTCTGGAAACATTGAAAAAGATTCATTTGTTGATGTTATCTATAATCATATTAAAGGATTAGAAGGAAAGGGACAATTCTTTTGGAATATACTATTACCCCAACCCGTTAAAAAGTTAAATTTAGAAAACGTTAAACAACATATCATCCAATTTTCAGGAGATATGATTAAAATGAGAACATATCCACCTGATATGAATCGTTTATTGGAAACATTGGATTATGATGTTATCTATTCTCATTTACCCGATTGGCCACAAGTTGGTAGATATAAAAATGATTTTAATACAAAAATTATTGGATATTGTCATTGGTGGGAAATGAAATCTTGCAATGCAGAAGATAGAAAAAACAAATGGAGATGGATGCCAATTGAATTATTGGGAGTTTCTCAAATGGAAACTTGCTTTATCAATACACAAGAACAAAAAGATAGAGTATTAGAAGAAGCTAAACTTTGGTTTAATACTGAAATGATTGATAAATTAAATGATATATTAGTTGTTTGGAATTTGGGTGTAGATAATTCTAAAATAATAGAATCACCAAAGCCAAAAGAAAAAATAATCGTATTCAATCATAGAGCAGCAGCTTATAAAGGATATCCTACATTTATTAGATTGATGGAAGAATATAGGATAAAACGAAATGATTTCAAAGTTTGGGTGCCACAATTAGATGGAAAACCCGAACATAGTTGGATTGATAATACAAAAGTAGCAAAGCATGATTACTATACAAAATTACAATCTTGCACTGTTGGTGTTCAAATGAGACAAACGAATTATGGGTGGAGTGTAGCAGCTACGGATTGTATGATGAATGGAACTCCTATGATATATCAGGAATCAGATTGTTATAGAGAAATAGAACCAAACGGATTATTTTTTAAATTCAAAAAAGATTTATTTGAAATGTTAGATAAATTATTGGATGATGAAAATTATAGAAATGAAAAATCTATAAAAAGTATTGAGAGAGCTAGGGAACTATCTTTGAATGATAGTAAGATGATTGAAATTTTAAAAAATAAATTAAACGCATAATGTACCAAAATATTTATTACGAAAGACAGAAAAATCTCATACATTTATGGGATGATAAGAGTGGGTATCAAACGATGCCGTACCGAAAGTATGCGTATAAGAAAGACCCACATGGACAATATCAATCGATGTATGGTGATAGATTAACAAAAGTTGGTAAATGGGAAAAAGAAGAATCCGATGATTTATTTGAATCTGATATTCCAGAAACAACGAGAGTATTGGTAGATATTTACGATAATGATTTACCATCAAAAGGACATAGAGTAATGACTTTTGATATTGAGGTAGAAATGATTACAGGTCTACCATCAACAAGAGAAGCACAAAACGAAATTACAGCAATTGCATCACATGATGGCTCAACAAAACTATATGATGTTTTTGTATTAGATAAACATAGAAAAATTAAAAACAATGCCAAAAACTTTAGCAAAGATGGGAGAGAAGTTACTGTCCACATTTTTGATAACGAGAAAAATCTCTTACTTGCATTCCTTAATTATTACGAAGAAGTTAACCCGACTATTCTCACAGGTTGGAATATAGATTTCTTTGATATTCCCTATTTGTATAACAGATTAAAAAATGTTTGTGGGGAAGGCAATGCACGTAGATTATCTCCAATAGGACAAACATTTTATTCACCATATAGAGAGAAGTGGAGTATTGGTGGTGTATCTATTTTGGATTATATCAATTTATATAAAACATACACATATACGTTGGAAGCATCGTATACATTAAACTACATTGCTACAAAAGAATTAGGTAGAGGTAAAATTGAATACGAAGGAAATTTAGATGATTTATTTGAAAATGATTTAGAAAAGTTCATTGAGTATAATATTGTCGATGTGGACTTGGTTGTGGCAATGGATGAGAAATTGCAATTCATTGAATTATGTAGAGCGGTTTGCCATTCTGGATTTGTACCATATGAAGATTACATATATTCTTCAAAATGGTTAGAGGGAGCTTGTTTAGCATATCTTAAAACTAAGGGATTGGTTGCAACTAATAAACCAAAAGATAGAAAGGAAAGAATGCAAGCATTAAGAGATAACAATCAGGAGAAGTTTATTGGAGCATATGTAAAAGAACCTATCGTTGGTAAGTATGATTGGATATATGATTTGGATTTAACATCACTATATCCATCAATCATTATGACTCTGAATATTTCACCCGAAACTAAAATTGGTAAGATTCAAAATTGGGATGCAGAAGCCAATATTAAAGGATTAGATACGACATATAAAGTAATAGGTAAGGATGGTGATGAATACGAATATACGACTCAGGAGTTGAAGGAAGTCATCAAAGATAGTAACTTAGGTGTTGCGGCAAATGGAGTTCTTTACAATCAAGATAAACCCGGTCTAATCGCAGATATTCTTAACACTTGGTTTGATAAACGTGTGGAGTTCAGAAAGTTAGAGAAAAAATATGGTGAAGCAGGTGATACTGAAAAATATGAATTCTACGCCAAAAGACAGCTAGTACAAAAGATTCTTTTGAACTCAATGTATGGGGTGTTAGGATTACCGGCATTTCGTTTCTATGATGTGGATAACGCTGAGGCTGTAACACTAACAGGCCAGACTGTTATTAAGAAAACTGCTGAAATGGCTAACATCAAATATTGGAAAGAGTTGGGTACAAAGGATGATTACAATGTATACATCGATACGGATTCAATTTATATGATGGCAGAGCCATTGGTAAAACATCGTTATCCAAATTATAAAGAGTTTGATGAAAAAAGAATGGCACAAGAAGTAAATACGATTGCTGAAGAAACTCAAACATTCTTAAATTCATTTTATGATATCTTAGCAGAAAGATTCTTCTTTATTCCAAAAGATAAACATAGATTTGAGATTAAAAAAGAATATATCAGTAAAGCAGGATTTTGGGTAGCAAAGAAACGTTACGCACAATGGATGATTTTGAAAAATGGTATTCCTTGTGATAAATTGGATGTAAAAGGTTTAGATGTAGTACGTTCATCATTTCCAAAAGCATTTCAAGATTATATGAGTGGTATGTTAAAAGATATTCTAATGGGTAAGGATAATGATTATGTTGATACAAAATTATTAGATTTCAAAAAGAGTATGATTAATCTACCTGTTAATAAGATAGCAAAAGGTGGGGCAATCAAAGAATTAACTAAATATGATAATGGTAGTTGGGTAGTTGGGCAAGCAGTTGGTTCATTTGAGAAAGGAACACCCGCACACGTTAAAGCTGGAATAACATACAATCGATTACTAAAATACTTTAATTGTCCATATAAGCACGAACCAATTAGAGATGGTGATAAAGTAAAATGGGTATATCTTAAAAACAATCCATTAGGATTAGAAACTATTGCATTTAAAGATTACAACGACCCATCTGAAATATTGGAGTTTGTTGAAAATTATGTAGATAGAGATATGATTTTTAAAGCAGAGTTGGAAAATAAAATTGATGATTTCTATACTGCATTGAAATGGGATAAGGTAACAACTGAAACAAAAACAGCTAAAAAATTCTTCGCATTTTAAAAGAAACATTTTGAAATGTGAAAAACTTTTCGTATATTTGATACAATAACAATAAATTAAAATTTAAAAACAAACAGTATGAACAAGAACAATCTATTAAGATTTATTCAAAAGTATTCGTTAGGTGGACTAATCGAATCAGTAGCATGGAACGCAGAAGGAAACAAACTATCAGTTCGTTTTATCTCCGATGACAAAACCCTTTTGGGAGAAGTAGAATTTAATGCATTCACTTCAAAGGCATTTAATGTAGGTATTTATACAACATCATTATTGAAAAATATGATTGGAGTATTGGATAGTGATATTGCATTAAAAGTAGATTTAGCAGGAGATAAAGCAGTATCATTGAAATTAAGTTCAGATGAAACTGAAACTTCTTATCAATTAGCAGATTTAGGTGTTATCCCACCGGTTCCAGATTTGAAACAATTACCTGAATTTGGTATTGATATTGAAATGGCATCTAATATGATTGATAAGTTTATTAAAGCAAAAGGCGCATTAAGTGATATCGATACATTTACAATTTTTACCGAAGGTGGTGATTTGAAAATGGCAATTGGTTATTCATCAATCTCTACGAATAGAGTAACATTTACTTGCCAGAAAGGATTTGATGGTGAAATCAAACCAATCTCATTCTCAGCAAAATATCTTAAAGAAATCCTTACTGCAAATAAAGAAGCTACATCAGCAAAATTGAGTGTATCTACCGATGGTTTATCACACGTTGGTTTTCAAATTGATGACTTCGTTTGTAAGTATTATTTAGTAGAAATTTCAAATTAATAAAAATGGCAGAACAATTAGAATTATTCCCAACGGAAGTTGGTTATGAATTATCCCCACAAGAGGAATTACAACAGCAAGATGCTGGTAGTATTGAATTACAAGAACGAACTCCAATTTTAGATACCGAATGGTGTTTTCAATTTTTTGATAATGACCCAATCATATTTGGTTGGCAAGATGAAGGAGGGCAACCAACCCCAATCACTTTTAAAATTGAACCAGTTGAAGGAGAAGCTTTAATTTTTAAGCAAAACGGAATGGAATTTAAAATATTTCCAAGACCAATTTCAGAAGAAACAAAAAAAGAAAGAAAAAATGCAAGTCAAAATAAAGAAGCTTAGTCCAGAAGCAGTTATACCAACTTATGCAAAAGATGGGGATGCCGGTATGGATTTGGTAGCAACATCAATTAAGTTTGATGGTACTCAAGTTACATACGGAACAGGATTAGCAATGGAAATACCAAAAGGATTTGTAGGATTAGTATTTCCTCGTTCATCTATACGCAAAACCGATTTATCATTGAGTAATTCAGTAGGTGTGATTGATAGTGGTTATAGAGGTGAAATACAAGCAACTTTTAATCAAAAATCTTTATCTAAAGATGGCCAAATTTTATATGGAGTTGGTGATAGAATTATGCAAATTATAATTATCCCATACCCACCAATTGAGTTTGAAGAAGTAGAAGAATTAAATAACACCGAAAGAGGCGAAGGCGGATTCGGTTCAACTGGAAAATAATATGAGTTTTTTCGCAAACGAAAATAGTAAAAAAGAACATACTTTGTGGGTGGAGAAATACCGCCCACAAATTCTTACCGAATATGTAGGTAATGAAATGATTAAAGAAACTATCCAACAATATTTGGATAGTAATGATATACCGCATTTATTGTTTTACGGAAAAGCGGGTACGGGTAAAACCACACTTGCTAAACTAATCGTAAATACAATCAAATGTGATTATATGATTATAAATGCATCTGATGAAAATAATGTAGATACAGTAAGAACAAAAGTTAAGAACTTTGCATCATCTGTTGGATTCGCAGGTTTCAAAGTAATCATCTTAGATGAGTTTGATTATATGACACCAAACGCCCAAGCGATTTTGAGAAACTTAATGGAAACATTTAGTAAGCATTGTCGTTTCATTTTGACATGTAACTACATTGAGAAAATCATTGACCCGATACAAAGTAGATGTCAATCATTTGCTATTACGCCTCCAACTAAAAAGGATGTGGCAATGCAAGTAGCTAAGATATTAGATACGGAGAAAATTAAATATGATTTAAAGAATGTAGCTGAAATAGTAAGTTCTTATTATCCAGATATCCGTAGAATCTTAAATACTTGTCAACTACAATCAGCTAAAGGTGAATTAAAAGTAGACCATACAATTATGGTGGAATCAAACTTCCAAAGTAAATTGATTGAATTACTTAAATCATCAGATGAAAAACGAAATGTATTTATGGCAATCAGACAAGCAGTTGCTGATAATCGATTAAATGATTATTCGGAAATGTATACAATGTTATACGATAAGGTTGATGAGTATGCAAAAGGAAATGTGGCAAATACAATTTTAACAATCGCAGAAGGATTATCAAAAGATGCTTTAGTGGTAGATAAGGAGATTGTATTTATGAGCACAATTATTCAAATTTTAAATATTATAAAATAATGGAACAAGGACAAGGACAAATCCCAATGAATTTTTCATTGAACGATGCAAGAGATATCAATTGTGAATGTGGTAATGGTGTATTTATGCCAGGTATGAAATTCAAAAAAGTATCTCGTTTAATTACAGGTGGTGCAAAAGATTCAATCATTCCAATTGAAGTATTTTTATGTACACAATGTGGTAAAACATTACAAGAGTTATTACCTGAAGAATTAAGAGAGCAAAAAACAATCGTAGAATAATGGCAGCTAAAAAGTTATTTGACCATATAAATGCAATTACTTCCGAACAAGACCCAAAGTATTTTGATAAATTGTCAGAGGAAGATTTGAAATCATGGAGTAACTTTATGATTAATCGATTTCTATCTATGAAACCAGAATGGGTAGAATTAGTTGCAACTTTACTTCCTTTGACTCAAACTCTACAACCAAAGGAAATGTATAAATTATATATTAGTGTTATTCCAAAAGGAAAGCATTATTTAAAATACATAAAAGGTAAAGGTGAAGAAAAATATGAAGATTTTCTTATAGAATTAATTAAGAAAGACTATCTATGTTCAGAAAGACAAGCATTGGATTACATAGAAGTATTATATGCTAGTAGAGAAGGTAGAGAGCATATGAAATACGTTTGTGAAAAATATGCAATAGATAAAAAGCAAATTACTAAATTAAAATTAAAGATATAATTTGGTAAATCCAAATATAAATCGTATATTTGTTCTATGGCTAGAGTATCATTTTCACAATATAGCATGTGGAGCAGTTGCCCACATCAATATAAACTAAGTTACATAGATGATTTACGAGAATCATCATCCAATATACATTCTGTATTTGGCTCCGCAATGCACGAAACGTTGCAAGAATATTTAAGTAGATGCCTTCGTATCTCCAAATCACAAGCTGATAAGGGAATGGATACGAAGGCTTTTCTTAAAGAAAAAATGAGAGAGTTCTTTCTTAAAGAATCCAATGAAGGTAAAGACCCTATATGTTCGAAAGAAGAATTGGTAGAGTTTTTAGAAGATGGAAATCTCATTTTAGATTACTTTCAGAAATCCAAAAATTTTAACAATTTCTTTTCATTAAAGTATGATGAGTTAGTTGCCATTGAGCAACCCATTAATACTAAAATAGCTGAGCATGTTAATTTCTTAGGATTTATAGATTTAATTACTCGTAGTAAATTCAATGGTAAGTATAAAATTATAGATTTTAAAACTTCAACAAGAGGATGGACTAAGTATCAAAAATCAGACCCAATAAAGAATACACAAATTTTATTGTATAAGAAATTCTACGCAGAAATGTTAAAAATTTCAGAAGATATGATTGAAGTTGAATTCATCATATTAAAACGAAAAGTAGCTGAAGTAGAAGATTATACAATTCCACGCATTAGCAGACATGTGCCAGCAAGTGGTAAACCATCGGTTAATAAAGCTTGGAAAGGATTTACTGAGTTTGTAGATAGTGTATTTAATTCAGATGGTTCATATAGGACTGATGTTGAATATAGAAAGAATCCAACTAAACTTTGTGATTGGTGTGAGTTTTCACAAAGAGGATTGTGTGATAAAAAAAATTAAAAACAAAATATATATTTAAAAAGAGTTATGGCAAAAAAGAAAATTCTGTTACTTTCAGATGATTTACGAATGACTAGCGGTATAGCTAATGTATCTAAACAATTAGTGCTAGGGACGGTTGATAAATATGATTGGGTTCAATTAGGAGCAGCAATCAAACACCCAGATGCCGGAAAGGTATTCGATTTAAACGAAGATATCCGTACAAGAACAGGCATTAAAGATGCAAACGTAAAAATATATCCATCCGATGGATATGGTAACGCAGATGCAATCAGACAATTATTAATGATTGAAAAACCTGATGCAATCTTACACTTTACTGACCCAAGATATTGGTTATGGTTATACGATATTGAGCATGAAATTCGCCAATCAGTACCCCTTTTCTTTTACCACATTTGGGATGATTTGCCAGACCCAAAATACAATAGAGATTACTACGAAAGTTGTGATTGGATTGGGTGTATTTCAAAACAAACTTATGGTATTACTAAAAGAGTTTGGAGTTGGGATAAAGAAAAACATTGGGATAAACCCGCTGATTGGCAAGTAAGTTATGTACCACATGGTATCAATTCCGACTTGTATAAACCAGTTGATGTTCCACAAGATTTCAAACAAAGTATCTTTGGTGATAAAGAATATGAATTTGTTCTTTATTGGAACAATAGAAATATTCGTAGAAAGCAACCATTGGATGTAATATTTGCATTTGATAAATTTGTAGAAGCATTGGCACCGGAACATAGAGATAAAGTTTGTTTGGTAATGCATACAAATCCCGTTGAAGAGCATGGTACTGATTTACCAAGAAGTATTGCAGAATGTTGTTCGCCTGAAACAAATATTATATTTGCACCAAACAAATATAGTGAAGAACAATTAAATTACCTTTATAATATAGCAGATGTAACAATCAATGTAGCATCAAATGAAGGATTTGGATTAGCAACCGCAGAATCAGTAATGGCTGGAACTCCAATCATTGTAACGGTAACAGGTGGTATGCAAGACCAATGTGGATTTAGAGAAAGAGGTACAGGCAAATTATTAACTGCAGAAGATTATGTTGAAATTGGTTCTTTACATGATAGACATAAAAAAGCAGGTGTAGTTTGGGGTGATTGGGTTAAACCAATATGGCCAGTTCGTTCAACAACAGGTTCAGTTCCTACACCATATATCTTTGATGATAGAGTTGATTTCGAAGATGTATCTCCATTAATTATGGATTGGTATAAAATGGGAAGAGAAGAAAGAAAAGCTGCTGGATTAAAAGGTAGAAATCATTTCTTAGGAGAAGGTAAGTTGAGTAAAGAAGCTATGTGTGATGCATTAGTAGAAGGTATGGAAGGAGCATTTGAAAATTGGAAACCAAAACAAAAATTTAAATTAATAGAGTTATAGTATGAAACCAACATTAGTATTTCAAGCACCAGTAGCAACAAGAAGTGGATATGGTGACCACGCTAGAGATTTGTTGCATTCATTATATAAGTTGGATAAATTTGATATAAAAGTTATTAGCACTCGTTGGGGAAATACCCCAATGGATGCTCTTAATTATGATAATGAATTTCATAAATGGGTAGTAGATAATATCATACCAGGCATTCAACAAAAGCCAGACATATATGTTCAGGTGACTGTACCAAATGAATTCCAACCATTAGGAGCATATAACATTGGTATTACTGCCGCAATCGAAACAACGCATTCTCCAATTGATTGGATACATGGTTGTAATAGAATGGATTTAATCATAGTTCCTTCGGAACATTCTAAAAAGAGTTTAGTAGATTCGATTTATAATGAAGCTGATAAACAATCGGGTAAATTAATAGCACAACATAGAATTCAAAAACCTGTTGAAATTCTTTTTGAAGGATTCAATGAAAATTTTGGAAATGAAGTAGTTCAGCATGTAAAAGAATTAGATTCAATCAAAGAAGATTTTGCATTCTTATTTGTGGGACATTGGTTGAGAGGTGATTTGGGTGAAGATAGAAAGAATGTAGGGATGATGATTAAAACATTCGCAATGGCATTCAAAAACGAAAAGAAAAAGCCAGCATTAGTATTAAAAACATCATCAGCAGGATTTAGTGTAATAGATAGAGAAACTACAATTAAAAAAATTAAAGAAGTATTAGGTAGTGATTACGGACAAGTTCCAATTTATTTATTACATGGTGATTTAACCGAATCGGAAATGAATGGTTTATATGAACACCCAAAAGTAAAAGCAATGTTAAACTTTACAAAGGGTGAAGGATTTGGTAGACCTCTATTAGAATTCAGTTTGACTGGAAAACCAATTTTAGTAAGTAATTGGAGTGGGCATGTTGATTTCTTAAAAACTGGCGCAGTATTATTGGAAGGTGAATTAAAACCCGTACACGAATCAGCAGCAGACCAATTCTTATTAAGAGAAGCACAATGGTTTAATGTTAATATTTCTAAAGCATTACTTTCAATTAAAGATGTTTATAAGAATTATGATAAATACAAAGCAGCAGCATTTCAATTAGGTAAACAAAACAAACAAAATTTTAGCTTAGAAAAAATGACTAAATTGTTTGATGGTATTTTGAATCAGTATGGTATTTATACTAAGATACAACCAAAGTTCCAACAACTACAATTACCTAAATTAAAAATGTTAAATAAATAATGAGCAATTTTAATCCCATATATCGTAAATTTATTGATGATAAAAATTCAATTACTGCAGCTAAAATGACTAGAGGTAATTTTTATCTTATCAAAGAATACGAATATGTAGATGGGCATAAAGGAAGATTTACGGAAACAACGGCACCTATCATATACACTTTATTTGTATCCCAAGCAAAAGATATAATTCATTGTGTTAAAGTTTCAACTATAAATCCAAATGTAATTAAAAAATTCTTTGGTAAATTTGTAAATGAGGAAACCGAATTACTACAAATGAGAGGTGGAGCTAAAGATTTTTATTCAAAAGTAGTTGCCAAAGTTCCAATCATAACAAATGATGCATATCGTACATATAATATAAGTGGATTAAAAAAAGTTGTAAAATTATCAATGGATGTAAACGCAATTACTCCAAGAACAATGAATGTAACGGGTATAGATAAACGTTCACAATTAAAAGGTAGATAAAAATGACATCAAAAGAATATGTTATATGGCTTAAAGGTTTTGTAGAAGCCTGTCATGAGTACGCACCAACTCCAAAACAATGGGATGCATTAAAAGATAAATTAGCAGAAGTTAGTGATGAACCAACAATAGGATTTCCATTTGGAACACCAAATACTACTCCAAATACACATCCGTTTCCTACTTGGCAACAACCACACTATGTAGACCCATATAATCCATATAAAGTAACATGTACGCCGGGAACAACATCACCTGGATTTGAAGTTACAACAACACCTGGTACTACCGGATTTATTACGATTTCAAATCCAAACATAGCATCA